AGCATATATTTACCAAATTTTGTAAAGCCTGTATAATATTTACTCTTTGCGAATTGTTCATATGTTTTCTTTTTACTACCTTGCGTAGTCAATTCATAAAATCTGTTATAAGCAAGAAATCCTAATCTAACATACTTAGAATCCTTATTGACCCATCTACGTTTTTGTTCGCACATATGGGCAGAAAGAGTCTTTTCTCTTTGAAAACTTTTACCACAGAATTTACATTCAAACATTAACACATTCTCTTTTTGGCGGACCCGAGAGGATTCGAACCTCTGACCTCTTGTTTCGTAGACAAGCGTTCTATCCAGCTGAACTACGGGTCCGTTCGGTTTAGTAGCTATTAGCTTCTCCGTCTGCTTCTACGGCTGAAACGCCGCCATGGATTTGCCAATTACAACCCTGTGACTCATAACCTTTTTCTTCTAAAAACTCATATCGGGATTGCCATTCTTCGCTTTCCAATTGAGCATCATAGTCTTCTTCTAGTTTTTCTTTATCATCATCAGACCATTCGTTATCGCCACTTCCGTAGAAAATAAAGTCTTCCGAACAGCCATCAAATGTTTCAATCATTTCGATATTTTCATAATCTTCATAATCCCATATCTCACCATCTTCACCTAAAGATGATTGTAGATAGCCACATTCTTCTTCATTTGCTACAGTAATTCTAAATGTACCATTACGCCATAGCACTTCTGTATTAAGTGCCTTACCGCTTTCATGCCTAAACATTTCAATCTCTGTTAGACTTTTCTTAAAGTAAGCATTGATATCGTATGAGCCACCTACTTTAATTTCAGTTACTTCTTCACTCATCACTTACGCCTTTCACTGTATTTACAAGTTCTTCTACTCTATCTTCCAATACACCAATAGTAGTATGGATATGACCAGTATCATGAGGTTGTATTCTTGCCTTCTGTACTTCGATTTCACTCACAAGTACTTTTATTGTATTCACTAGTTCATCGTTTGTCATTTCTTTTTCCTTTTAGTTTTTGTTTTACCGAAAATTTCGTCAAACTCTTTATCTGTCATACCAGTATCCTTAGCCATTTGCTTGATATCATCATCTGAATTTAAAGTTCTAAACAATTCTACTTCATCACCTTTCATATGAGGGTATAACCGTGAAACAAATTGTGAAACATTATCAGTTTTCATTCTTGAGTTTGGCGGTTTTATATATTCATGAAACTGTGTTTTACCTGTAGAAGTTAAACAGAATAGCTTCCACATCAATTCTTCATGCTTATATAAATCTTTATAATACTTGTTTACAAATTCATTTGTATTAAGTAGCAGGTCTTCTTTATCTTTTCCTTTGGCACTACTTGCATATCTAAGAAACAACCAACTAGAGAATTGCTTCTTTTTATCATCATCAAGTTTTGAATACCAATCAAAATCTTTGCGATCCATCGCACCCAAGATTTCTTTTAGTGGTATTTTTTCAGCCATCATTATTGTCCTTAGAAAAAGTCGTAACTATGTAATACATCAGGTATTCTATTTAAGTCCTTTACAAAATATGCACACTTTGGTTTATCACCATATTCTAACGGTATAGCCAAGATGTGTCCATACTTTAGTTTTGGAAAAAACCATTTTACATCTGCAAACACATTGTTAACTTTTATTGGTTGCCAGTCCATTGTAAAGCCTGCGAGAGGATTTGTCAATACTGTATCAAACTTTCTTTCATTAATACTTGTCAATGGTATGAATTCTAATTCACCTATATTCATATCACCTATTAGTATATTCCAATCTATTGGCATTTCTATATTGTGTGGTCCAATGCTTAAACTTATACTAGGTGCATTAAACGTTTCAATAAAAACCAGAGGTATAAAAAAGAAGTCAGGCTCATTTTTATCTGTTACATCCATAACACAATATCTGATGTCTTCTATTTCATTTTCTGGTAAACTATTCATTTCATAACATCGATTTTCTACTGTTAATATTTTCATTTTAGTAATTTACCTTATCTATAGTAAAAGGATACTCTGCATCCTTATAATATTTTTTACGTTCTGTTAAATGGCGCCTGCTAAATTTACATCTGCTTGTCACATCCCAAATCTGCACAAAGTCTTTGTCTTTGGCAATACGCACACCTCTGCCTATAGATTGTATCACTCGTACAAAACTTTTACCAGGTTCTAAAAGAACTAGATTAAAAATTCTAGGAATATTAATACCTACTGCGGCTACGCCGTATGTCGCAATAGTTATTGAGTTTGTTGCCTGATTGATTTCGTTGTATGCTTCTTTTCTATCTGTTACTTTCATAGCACCTTGAACGAACTCAGCATCAGGAATAAGGTCTTGTAGAAGTTTACCATTATTAATTCTACCAGTAAGAACTAATGTGTTGCCTGTTTTAGATACTTCTCTAATCATGTTTGCAACATATTTCATACGTTCTTTATCTTCTAACAAAAACTTTAATTCACTTTGATAGTTTGTGTACTCTGATGTTTCGCATGTTTGTACAACATTAACGTGACACTTAGCTAGTACACCTTGGTCTTGTAATTCTTTAGCCGCAAGTCTATTAATAACTTCACCTAATGAACTACGTAATGATGCAGACTCCCAATCACTTTTTGGTATAGTTCCTGTTAGTCCCCATCGGATAGGAATATTTGCAAATACTCCTGTCAATAATTCTTTTAACACTTCTGCTTTTGCTTGATGAACTTCATCAACAATAACACAAATTACATCTTCAATAAAAGCATCGATATCGCCATCACCTGATTTAGTTTTCTTTAATAAAGAATTCAAACTTTGCCAAGTACAGATTGTATGTGTTTTACCGATATCTTTCTTATCACCAAAGTAAACACCCACATCTAATCCACAGTTTTCATAATCTTCAAATGTCTGTCTTACCAAATCCTTATTTGGTACAATTACAATACTACGACCATATTTCTCTACAAGTGAACTCATAGTGGCTGTAATTATAGTCTTTCCTGCGCCTGTGGCGACCTCTTGTAAGCATTGAGGGTGTTCTATGAACTTATTGACGATATCTACCTGATAGTCTCTTAAACGTATCTTTTGGCCTTCCGCTACGTGTCCAGCTGGCCATACTGCATCGCCCCAATAATCTTCCAATGCTTTATCAAATACTAAATCATGTTTTTCTCTTGTATCATTAATTTGAACATCATATCCTTCTTCCATAATTATTGGAAGAATATCATCCAATAAATTTAAGAATGTTCTACCACCAACATCACAGAACCTGACCGTTCCATCCCAACGACCAAGTTTATAAGCTGGCATATGATATGCATGAGGTAAAAAGTATTTTAGTTTATTAGAACATTTCCTACGTGTAGCAGGATCTAGTCCTTCTAATCTAATGTTTACCTCATCTTTAATATTAATAATACAACTTTTCATCAATCCATATAATCCGAATACATATAATTTAAATAGGCATGACCATCTTCGGTCAGTCTTTCTGGTGTCCACTGAGGTGTAAATGTTACTTCTACTTGACAATCTATTACATCATCAACTGATAAAGATGCACCTTTAACATCATTTACTATCATATCTGCCGCTGGACAAAATGCACTAGTTAATGACATTACAATATTACAATACTTCTTTTTATCAGGCATTTCGCCTACATTTACCTCATAAATCAATCCAAGATTATAAACATCACAACCCATTTCTGGATCATGAACACCTTTAAGATTGTCGATAATCTTATTTTTTGTTTCTTCGATATTCATAATATTGATTATAGCACAATTCTTTTGTAAATGCAATAGTGCAAATAAAAAAAGACAGATTAGGTGAGTGAGAGAAACCCAATCTGTCTTTAGAATAACCAGACCAGAAAGTCTAGTTAACTGTTTAAGCCGTTATGCTGACCTTTTCATACAAGTAGTCTCGGCTAATGCTTTCCATCTATCTCCAACTTTAGACATATTTCTAAGGTCTGCAATTTTCTGAGCCATTCTCAAAGAAACTTCTCTTAGTTTCTTTTGATTAGCAACCATGAAGTCAATAATTTCAACTTCTTGATCCTTAGTAAGACCTTTAGTATCAAATAGACCACCGTCTCTAGCAATCTGTTTGATTCTCAAAATCTTATCTCTTGCAGTGTCCATAGTCAAATCAAGATAGTGACACCTTGAAAGAATTGCTTCCAAGTGGTCTTTGATTTTATTACCTTTAACTTTATCAAATTTCAAGTTAGTGATAAAGATAACTGAACCTTTGAATTCGAAAGTATCAGGAACACCTTCCCTTCTTAAGAAGTGTGAGTCAGAGTTCCAAGAAATCTTCCTCTTCTTACCACTATCAAGAGCGGCCTTAAGAATGTTTAGTGCATCCTCGTTAAAAAGAATACTATCACAATCGTCTAGTACTACGATACTCTTTGGATCAGAGTATTTGTAAAGTGTAGAGTAAAGACCAATCGCAGACATTGTACCTTTTACAAAAGTATGTCTAAGAGGC